AGAAAAAAAGTTCGACAGGTAACACCTTAGTATGCTACCCTCTATTGTAAATAAAGAGACAGCAGTAAAATAAATAATTTAAAACCAAAGAGAAAACAAGATGAACACATCTAACATAGTATATCTAAACGATAACAAGACAAATGTTGTACCCCTTAGTAACTTAGTTAATGAACATCCATTAGATCTACTTGATCCACCTGAGATTGTTAACACTGTTATCGAGGCCAGACCTATGTACTACACTAGTACTAACGGATCACCTGCAATAGACCCTACCCGTAGAGGGTTACATGTCACTGGCTCAGACATGACTCCACCTATGTATGTTGTTAAACCAAGCTATAAGTTTGAAGGTGCTCAGTATGGAGACATCTACAAGGCTATGGTTAATATCTGCAAGGCTTCAGGCATCAACTGTACTGGTGCTAAGGTTGATTCAATGATGTCACCTGATGGTGCGATGGGTACTATGACACTGACCTTACCTGAGTATACCATAGAGACTGCCAAGGGTGATGAGAGTATATTCCAAATCAATGGTCGCACCTCATTCAATGGTACTTGGAGTGTTGTATTACAGATAGGTGCAGTACGTATGGTATGTACAAACGGTCAAGTCTTTGTAGATAACTTCAGCATGTACAAGTCCAAGCATACACTCACCATGTCAACTGAACATGCACAACGTAAGTTGGCTGCTGCATTGAACAGCTATCAGCATGAGGTAGAGCGTTGGAAGGAGTGGAACAAGAACAGCATCACCAACCGTGAAGCCTTCAATGTATTTGCGATGGCTGCTAAGTGCAAGTTTGTGCTAGCCAAGCCTAACATGTCTGTGTATGACCTCATGGTAGAGCCTGAGGTGTACCGTAACAGGGCGCTACAGTACATGTGGAACCAATACACCACTGACGATCAAAAGTCTCTAGGATCGACACACTGGGCCGTATACAACACCATGACACATTGGAGCACACATGCACCTGCTGCTAAGAAGACAGCGGAAGGTAGCATACTATCAATCAAGGCCAAGCGTGAAGACTCAATACGTCTGACGGCTGGCGCACTACTAGCGGTAGCTTAACCATGCAGAATATAATTGATGTGTCTAATCATGTACTAAAGTATTCGCAGGTCTATCTTATGGATGAACCTGCTGGTGAGAGTGTACAAGAAGAGGCACTTCAATTACTTCTCAAGCATGGGGAATACGTGCTATCGTTCCTTGAGATATACCTAGCAGTATGTAAAGAAGAATTAAATAACGAACACAACAGGAGCTAAGATGAGTGCCATAGATCCAGATGAATGGAGAGGTGAGTTTGAGGCAGAGATTGATGATTGGTGGGCGCAGCTATGGGCCTTACGCATCAACGCTGTCTTACCCTTAGGGTCAACCAAAAGTAAATTCATTTCATTTGTCCATGATAAGTGTAGTGAAACAGATGATAGGCGGATAGATGATAGTGATTTATCCAACCTGTTCAGTGACTTCTTAGATGGTTTGGTGGAGGGTAGTATCGAATGAGTAAGTATCAGATGAGTGAAGATCAATACTCTAAGTTCAATTCTTCCTCATACATGGGCATCTTGTATGAAAACAAATGTGCAATCACAGGACTACTCTTAGGTTACTACGGTAAGGATGAACACGCCGTAGAAATCTCAGAAGGAATTGATATTGATGTGCAAAAAGATGTGTACATTCCCTTCCTGAAGGAGTACTATAACCAAACTTTAAACAACAACGGAGATAAAGTATGAACCCACCTAACATTATAGAAGGGCAGGTCTACTTCCCACACCTCGTAGTACCCAACCTTGACTATAATAAAGTCAAGTCTTGGTATGAGTTGCAGTTAGCTGTATCAGATGATGTATTTGAAATGTTCAAGGAAGCAGGATTCTCTGATTCTTTTCTGTACGCGGCTGGAAAGAAAAACTATACACCTGACCCTGTAATTAAGTTTGCAACTTGGGCGCACAATAATGATGGATCTCAAATTGCTCCACCTATTGTTGTAGACAAGGATAAGAATCCTTCGACCGCCTCCATAGGTAACGGCTCCACCATTGCAGTACAGTGGGCAAGAAAAGAGTATGGACAAATGACCAAGATCATTCGCCCTCAACTACAGGCTGTGCAAATCCTCAATCTAATTGAGAGAGGCGAGACAGCAGCACCTACCAGTGTAGAATCACTAGCATTTTAAAGGAGATAACATGAGCGAAGAGCAGCAGACAGTCACCGTAGATGGTAATGAATATAATCTAGATGACCTATCTGAAACAGCTAAGGCTATCGTAGGCCATGTGATTAACATAAGACAGGAGGTGGGTGAAGTAAGCCACCGTCTTGTGACGTTACAGGCTGCTGAGTTGCAGCTATCCAGACAGCTATCCGCTGAACTAGATAGTGAGACGGCTGAAGGAACAATAATAGAGGAGTAAGTTAATTGAGTTTTGTGAAACTCCATCAACCGTGTCCTGAGTGTGGAAGCAGTGACGCATTGTCTGTCAATGATGATGGCAGTGCGTTCTGTTTCGCATGTAACGACAGGTTTAGCAGTAGAAAGTACGAAGCATTGACGGGTCACATACCAACAGGAGATAGTAATATCAACTTAATTACAAGCGAGCCAATCACCTTTGCAGAAGAGGGTGAGTTCATGGCATTACGGGACAGGGGTATATCAGAGGCAACAGCTAAGAAGTATGGTGTACGTTGCATCACAGGGCCAGACGGCTCTATTCAGAAGCACCTCTATCCTTACCTTAAAGACAAAGAGATTGTAGCCTACAAGGAAAGAATCCTTGGCGCTACTGGAAAGGAAAACTTCTTTACTAGAGGAGCAATCAAGGAGTCAGGCTTATTCGGTGAGCACCTATTCCAAGAGGGTGGTAAGTACATCACCTTGGTGGAAGGAGAGTGTGATGCTATGGCTGCATACGAACTGCTAGGTTCTAAGTGGCCTGTAGTTAGTATAAGATCAGGAGCTAACGGTGCAGAGCGTGATGTGAAAGCATCACTTGAGTACCTTGAAAGCTTTGATACAGTCATCATCAACTTCGATGAAGACAAGGCAGGTAGGGAAGCAGCCAAGCGTGTAGCTAGTTTACTCAAGCCCAGTAAGGCTAGGGTGATGACGCTACCTGAAGGCTACAAAGATGCCAATGAGATGCTGAACAGACAAGACCACAGAAACTATGTGCAAGCTTTCTGGTCAGCTAAAACTTATACACCGTCTGGTGTTCTTAGTGTCACTGAGAATCGTGACAAGTATAAGAATAGAGAGAAGGTTCAGTCTTACCCTTACCCTTGGGACGGTTTGAATCAGAAGCTAGAAGGGCTACGGCACGGTGAGTTGATAACATTAACTGGTGGCACAGGACTAGGTAAGTCTAGTGTTACGCGAGAGCTTGAGCACTGGTTAATTAAAACAACAAACGATAACGTAGGTGTAATCGCGTTAGAAGAAACCTTCAACAGAACAGTAGATGGAATACTTTCTATTGAAGCAAACGCCAAACTACACATCGACAGGATCAGAGACCAATACACAGAGGAGGAGTTAGATAACTTCTTTGATGTTATGTATGATGGTCAGAACAATAACCGTGTATGGATTCACGCGCACTTTGGTGCAAATGATATTGATTCTATCTTCAGTAAGCTTCGCTTCATGATAGTTGGTTGCAACTGTAAGTGGGTAGTTATTGACCACCTACACATGTTAGTGTCCACTACGGTGGAAGGTGACGAGAGACGGTCAATTGATGCTATCATGCACCGACTAAGAACCCTTGTAGAAGAGACAGGAGCAGGTGTTATACTTGTGTCCCACCTACGTAGGGTAGACGGCAACAAGGGCCATGAGAACGGCATAGAGACAGGTTTGTCACACCTCAGAGGCAGTCAGTCTATTGCTCAGTTATCTGACTGTGTTATATCACTTGAAAGGAACCAGCAATCAGATGACCCACTGGAGGCATCAACAACTAAGGTACGCATACTCAAGAGTAGGTACACTGGTGACGTTGGACTTGCCACATCCCTAGTGTTTGATGATGAGACAGGTAGGCTAGCTGAAGTAGAAACTGATGACCTAACTAACTCTGCATCGGACAATAATGAAATTGCATTGGGGTTTGAGTAATGAGATTAGTATTCGACATAGAAACTGATGACCTTAACGCCACCAAGATATGGTGCATCGTTGCTAAAGACATAGACACTGAGCAAGTCTACACCTATGGGCCTAATCAGATAGATGAAGGGTGCGAATTACTTTCAGATGCTGACGAGTTAATTGGTCACAACATCATAGGCTTCGACATCCCTGTACTAAAAGACTTGACAAGATTCAAGACACTTGGAGAAGGACAAAGGATAGTAGATACATTGGTACTATCTAGACTGTTCGACCCTGTACGAGAAGCTGGTCACGGCCTAAAGTCTTGGGGATACAAACTAGGCTCTAGTAAGATAGACTTCAAAGACTTTACAGGTGGCTTCTCACCTGAGATGCTAGACTATTGTATACAAGATGTAGAGCTTAACCTAAAGGTGTACCATGCCTTACGTGAGGAGTCTCGCGGCTTCAGTAAGGAGTCACTAGAGATTGAACATGCAGTAGCATTGATCCTAAAGGAGCAAGAGAAACATGGGTTCTTATACGATGCAATGGAGGCTGACCTTCTTCTCGCTGACCTACGCTCGGTGGTCGCTAAGACAGAGGCAAAGGTTAAGCATGTGTTTAAACCAAAGGTAACTAAGATAAAGTTATACCCTCGCCACACAGCGACAGGAAAGTTAAGTAAGATGGCAGACTCTTGTGCGTTAGCTAGTGGAACTGGTGTCAGAATGACTAAGCCAGAGTACGAGTTGATGACCCTGAAGATTGAGAAAGCAGAAGGTGAGTTGAGTAAGTGTGACCCTGTAATACGCAGTAGAGCCAAAGACTTTAACTTAGCATCAAGGCAGCAGGTTGGTGAGTACTTACAAGACTTTGGCTGGAAGCCTACTGAGTTCACAATTCATGGTAGACCTATTGTAAATGAAAAGACATTAGCAGAAGTTAAGGGTATCCCTGAGGCTGACTTAATTAACTCTTACTTAATGTACCAGAAGAGAGTATCTCAGATTACCTCTTGGTGTGAAGCAGTTGAAGAGGACGGGAGAGTACACGGCTTTGTGATTCCTAATGGTGCTATCACTGGTAGGATGACACACAGACAACCCAACATGGCCCAAGTGCCTTCATCTAATTCACCTTTTGGCTCTAACTGTAGAGCATTATGGACTGTACCTAAAGGCAAGAAGCTGGTAGGTATAGATGCTAGTGGACTTGAACTACGAATGCTTGCACATTATATGGACGATGAGGATTACACAAATGAAATCATTAACGGAGACATACATACCGCTAATCAAAAACTTGCGGGACTTGAATCAAGAAATCAGGCGAAGACATTCATCTATGCCCTCCTATACGGAGCGGGAGATGAAAAGCTTGGAAGCGTGGCTGGGGGAGGTAGATCAGTTGGTGCAAGACTTAGACAATCTTTCTTCGATAATCTTCCAGCATTCGCGGCTCTCAAGAATAGAGTTGCAAGAGCATCAGAAGAGGGCTACATCAAAGGACTAGATGGGCGTAAGCTTACAGTCCGCAGCCAACATGCTGCACTAAATACTCTATTACAAAGTGCTGGTGCTATAGTTATGAAGAAAGCTTTGATCATTTTAAATGAAAAGATAAAGAAGCTAGACGCTAACTTCGTGGCTAACGTACATGATGAATGGCAGATAGAGGCTGACGAGTCTGTAGCTGATGAGGTAGGTAGGTTGGGTGTTGAGGCTATCATAGAAGCTGGTCTGCACTTCGATCTTAAATGTCCACTGGATGGAGAGTATAATGTCGGAAGTAACTGGTCAGAAACCCACTAACCCTACTAATCCTAAGAATGGCGAGTACATTTTTGAAGATGGAGAATGGTGGTACATAAATGCCCATGACAAAAGTAGACGTAGGGCTACTGTGGCACAGAACATTCAGAATACAAGAATGTGGGTAGACGGTAACTACATCCCCAAGTCCCACCCGCTACACAAACCCGGCAGGTACAAGGGGTTTACTGATGCAGCCTTTAGTTCTCTAGAAAACTACGAGATAGCTCAAGAAGGTGAGGTATATATAATATATAACCCTTCTTTCCCTAGCTGGATAAAAGTAGGCATGGCTGTTGACTCTGAAGATAGATTAAAACAATACCAAACAGGATCACCTTACAGAGACTACAGAATACACGCTTCCTACCCTGTTAGTGACAGAAGAAAATCAGAAGCAGAAGCCCACAAACTTCTATCAGAGAAGCATGAACGTAAAGGTGAATGGTTTGTTTGCTCTACTGCTGTAGCAGAAACTATTTTAAATAAACATTTTAACACGGAAGGAGTACAGTTTGAACTCTTCTAAAAACTTAGACAACCTAGTACCTGACATCTACAAGATGATTGAAGTGTTATCAGAAGGTAAACAAATAGACATCTCAGATGATCTTATACATGACTTCGGGGAACGTATGAAGTCTGCCCTTGTTCACTGGACTGAACCGCACAAGCAGTCTAAGGGACTACGCATGAGCAACATAGGCAAGCCTTCCAGACAGTTATGGTACGAGCAAAATAGCGACACACCTGCACCTCCCCTGAAAGCACCTACTCACATTAAGTTTCTGTACGGACATCTTCTTGAAGAGTTGCTCTTACTACTTGTGAAGTTAGCAGGACATGAGGTAACTGATGAGCAGAAAGAAGTTAAGGTAGATGGTATCAAGGGTCACATGGACTGCAAGATAAACGGAGAAGTTGTTGACGTTAAGACTGCATCTAACTTCGGCTTCAAGAAGTTCAAAGAAGGTAGCCTATATCACGATGATCCTTTTGGTTACATGTACCAGCTTGCAGGGTATGAAGCAGCAGAGGGTACAGACAATGGTGGCTTCCTTGCTATCAACAAAGAGACAGGAGAACTTGCTTTATTTAGGCCCGGTGGCTTGACAAAACCCAATGTCAACACTAGAATAGAGACTCTAAAAAATAACTTAGCGTCAGAGACTCCCCCTGAAAGATGCTACGAACCTGTAGTGGAAGGAAAGAAAGGTAACCTACGTCTCGGTTCTGGTTGTTCCTACTGTGGCTTTAAGAATCAATGCTGGTCAGATGCCAACAATGGTAAAGGCTTGAGAGCTTTTAAATATTCTAATGGTATTAAGTACTTCACAAGAGTCACATCCACACCAAACGTACAGGAGATTTTTATAAAATGAAGCCACAGATCTGTAAAAGAATCAGCAGACAAACAGACATAGTGCTGTGCCAATGGTTAAAAACTCTTGTGACTGAAGAAGAACAATCAAAGATTAGTATCAGTAATGTACGTGAGTTCATTCCTCCCTCCTCTTACTTCTATGTAGGTAGGACACTTAGACTGAACTTCTATAGTCCTAAGTGGGTACGTAAGACAATGAAGAAGCTTGTTAAACTTGGACATGTAGTAGAGGAGATAAACATGGAACAACTAGAAAGAGTACTACCTCATCGCAACTAAAGTAAAAAATGGCTGGCGTAAAGCTAGAGTACCCCGTCCTAAGAAGTATCTTAAAGAGGATGGTAGTAAGTACGACTCTATCTGGGAGGCTGTGTTACATGAATCAATTCTAAAGGATTGGGAACATCATGTTGATAAAGTCCCATATGTTATTGAACATAAGTACGAGCCTGACTTTGTTAGGGAAGTAGACGGCAAGAAGATATTGCTTGAGTCTAAGGGTAGATTCTGGGACTTCGCAGAGTATAATAAGTACATCTGGGTCAAGAAGATCTTACCTAAAGATGTTGAGCTAGTATTTCTTTTTGCCAACCCTGCTGCCCCTATGCCCGGATCTAAGCGGCGTAAAGATGGTACTAAAAGATCTCACGCTGAGTGGGCTGAAGCACATGACTTCAGATGGTATAGTGAAGACACAATCCCTGATCATTGGATTGACGCTAAGGCTAGGGAGTCTGATGAGTATAAGAAACGTAATGATAAACTAAAGGTTAAAATGCAATGAGTATTGATGACGCAACACCAGAAGCGTGGGATAGAATAAACAAATGGAACCGTAACGGCCCAGACCAACACCCACTATTCCCCACAAAAGATGACCCTAAAATGTTAGGTGATCTGTTAAAAGAAGACTATAAATTAGCAGAGGAAAAGATGAAAGATAGCTACACACGTCAAGGGTATAAGTTCAAAACTTCTTGGGGTGATGAAGATGTCAATAGCCCCGCACACTACGCCCAGCAGGGAGACATAGAATGTATTGATGCTATGGAGTCTATGATGTCTAGAGAAGAAATCATAGGCTACCTTAGAGGTAACTCATTCAAGTACAGGTGGCGCTTCAGAAGAAAAGGAAGCGCTATTAAAGACCTACGCAAGGCACAGTGGTACGAGAACAGACTAC